CCAACGGGTACGACCGAAGTCGTAGCCGGAGTTCCGGTCATATTCAAGCGATTCGCTCAGAAGGAAGATTGTCGAGTTAATCACCGCGAAGTCCTTGGCACGGTAGTTCTTACCAGGGGACCTTTGTAGGCCGCACCTGTCCACGTAGCCCTCCCAAATATTAATCAAATCTTTAGGAGATCGGAAAAGCAAATCGTCACCGTTCACAAGGGGACGAAGAGTTTCGACCATTTCAGTGTACAAATCAAGGTCGATCTCTCGATGCTTGCCGAGGCTAGCTAGCCAGCTACGATAAGAACAAAGAAGTATTGCCATATTTACCACGCAAAGTCCAGGAAAGCTTGATGGAGAACCCATTAGCTGTCCATTGCGTTGCAGAACACTTTCCACTCCGAATTCTTCAGGGTAATGCATGATATGATCAAGCATTGACTCCCGATAAATCTCGGCGGGGTCTCCGGTCAACTCGAGACAATCAATGACACACTCAACGTACCGCTTTGAAAGCAGTCCGTTGAGATTATCCGTAGCAGCAGAATAATCTGCCGAAACGTACTCCCAGGTGCTTCGACAATTCGAAGGCATCCCGGAGAAGTTGTCAGAGAGAAGCTCTTGTGTGACAGGTCCACCGATTAGTTGGAAAGCGTATTGCTTACGCAGGGCTCCGTGAATGCTCTTTTGGAGCATACGGCAAACATGGTAGCGCATCGCAGGTCCCGAAGTGATAATTCGGGCCTTCATCGGTTCCAGCACTACATGCACATCGCAGTCGAGCGATTCCTTCTTGGCCTCGCCAATGATGAAATCGTAGATCTCGTCCATGTACTTAGGTACGTAGATGGGGATCTCACCTGACTTTGGACTCTGTACGTAACATGCAAGGTTCGTTTTCTCATGAGCAAAGATGCCATACTTGGCAACTATACTTTCAGTCATAGAGCCAATGGCTCCATGCTTAAGTCTGCTCCAGCCATAGTGAGAAGAGGCTGATGGCATTCGCCATTTCACCTTTCTCAAATTCTGGCCGAGATCGCCCACAAGTTCGGGGCGTAACGAACGCACAATTACGTCGATGCCTTGATAGACATCGGGAAACAGAGGATCCTCAGTAGGCTCCTTGCTTAGTGCAGATTGGTGCTTCTCCAATGATTTGAGCACAAGCTCAGGTCGGATTGGTGCGCAACCGCGCTTTAGGCCAAGTACAGTAAAGGCCCAAGTAGCGACTTCTTTTGTGACTTCAGCTTTGTTTAGAAGCTGTCTCATGCGGCGGTAGAATTTTCCACCGCAGAGAAACCCCTCGTGACCGCGGATCCAGTCCGGAACGGGGGGAAGGTCAATTTGTTTCAACAGGAGAGCACTGAGGTACGTGGTTTGAAACTTGAACCACTCCTCAAGGAGTCCGAATACATCGTAGTAAATGTACATTACGAGAATTCGCTTCATAGGAAGCGGATGAAGAATTTCGTTTTCAAGAATGAAATATGCATTGGAGATTGCTTCAACTTCCATGCTTGCACGTTCGCAAGCATCGTTGATGCATTCTGTCAAGCATATCTTGATTACGTGTATCAATAGAGAATCATTGATATCTTCGTCCGAAAAGAATTGGACACGACTAACAGCATTCTCTGGCACGGACGCAGGAATTTCGTCTATGCCGGACCACTCGCAAAGAGCCTGAGCTAAAAGCTTAGGACTCTTAAAAATCGCGAGTGATTGTCTCAGTTGGTCGGGAGTCTCGCCTACCAGTCGCCGGACGTCAGGAAGTTTGTCAAGTTCAAAAGACTTACGACCCGACGTCGATTGATGGATCACGCTAGTCGACATTTCAAATTCGAAGTGTTAAACGCG